AGTAATCTGCTAATTGTTTAAGTATTGCTTTCTTGTTCGCCATTATCCTGTTCCTCTTCTTGTGGTGGTCTTCCACCATCTTCGGGGTTAGCTGCACTACCCGCTATGTTTGCTGGGACTCTTAGTTCATCGTGCCCATCTAAAGGCTCTTTTCCTAAAGCTATCCTAGCCTCGTTTGGTGACATAATACCTGTATTTACTAAAGTTGCATAGTACGCAGCTTGGTCTCGCAACTCGGGTTGTAACGCTGGGATATCTGTGACATCTTCGTTAATTTTAAACCCGAAGTACCTTTCAAAAGCATAGCCTATTTTTCTGATAATCGGTAAGATCGTTTCTAAATAGTAAAGCCTATGATTTGGTCTAATATTGGCATTATTTCCACCATCTAAAAGTATGGGTGGAACACCCATAGCTTCTAAAATTATTTTTTCATTTGCAGTTATAGAAGTTTGGAAATCAAGTTCTTTGAAGTTAATCTTTGTTAAATCATCAACTTCAATACCACCATCTAATATTAGTGGTCGTTTTCCTCCATTCTTTGGATTGTATCTAGTTTGCCATGCTTGTAACATTCTTTCTTTAATTTTCTCCGAAAGAGTGTTTGGTGACTTAAGTACTAATCCTGGAACTGCTCCGTTTTTAAAGAAGTTATCTTGAAACTTCCTCATGTTATCTAGTAAAAACATAGTTCTATATGCTGGTTTTAATCTTGGTACACCCCTATAGATTGAATTAAATGAGTTTTCTTTAATATGTATTATTTCTTTAGGGTTGTAGTTGATGTGTCCATCATACTCAAACTTATCAATGTAAGTACTAGTATCCGAATGAATGATAACATTATTTGCAGGGAGATGATATAAATGTCTACCATCATAATATACAAAGATGTTACCATCAATCATTAAATCAATTATTAAATTTCTTTTAAATGTACTGATATCTTGAAAAGGATTCGGTTCTTTATTAAGTAATAAATCAACACGAGTCTTTCGAATATTTTCTACTACTGGTGCGATTCCATTTACTTTTTGTCCTATTGCAAAAGGAATATCTGCTGCATCATCAACAATCATGTTTACAGCTCTATTTACAACTTCTAGTTCTTCATAAGCTGATCTGTAATTGTCTTTCTTTTCACGAGTATCAATCGTTAAGCCTTCATCTAAGGCTATAAATGTTTGGGCAGGATTTAACTTTTCCTCTACTTCAGTAGTTCTACCCAATAATCTATCATACCATGCCATATTTTTCTCTCTGTATTTCTACCCATCTTCTTTGCTTTGGAGCTGTCACTAATTTAGGTCGCTTGCCATAAATACTGTGGAGCCTTAAGTGGTGGGCTTTGCATAGTGTAGCAGCTTCGTTATATATTTCATTTTTATATTGTAGAATAAAATCTTCACGAAGATCCATTATTTGGTCGGCTGTTTCTACAGTAATATTATTACTTTTGAGCCATGTATCTAATAATTCAGTCATTCCGTAGAAGTGGTGAAACTCTAAATCTTCTGTTTCCCCGCAGATATAGCAGTGGGGGTGTTTCTTATATTTAGATTTCGCTTTATCTCTAACGTACTTGACTAAATCTCGTTTTAAATCCATAAATTCCTATTACTAAAAATTATACCAAAAATTTACCTTCTTGTCAACAATTATTTTTTTGTAGGTGTTTGATTAAAAGGTACTGGCTGATGTCTCAAAAGTGTACAGCGCATAACGTAAGGCGTCACTCATATGACTTGCCATGTTATGTTTTGGGCGTTCTTTCATTAAGTTTGGATTGTTATCCCATTGATACTGGTCAACGGCCGATAGGGTATGTCCACATCTTTGGTCGACAATGAGTTTGTCATTATCAATTATACCCGCAGCATTTGCAATTCCGTCAAGAACAGATTTTTTAGCATTTATTGTAGATATATCAAAATTCTGAGCAAAATCAAACCGGGTCTGTTGAGCTGCTGAGTCAATATAAATATAATCTATACCATATTTTTCTATTTTTTCTCGGATTTGTATAGCATGCTGTTCAGTCGTTCTCTCAGCGTCAAGGTACTCATCGACAAGATAATATTTTTCCTCGTCCCAATCGTAAGCTATAACGCAAAACGCTGTTGGGTCTTTGTACCCAACATCAAGACCTGCGAAGACATCCATCTTTGAAATGTCTAGTTGACTCAAGTCTGCAACACATTCTTCAAAATTAAAATTCCAAATCTGCCCTTCATAAGTATTAAAGTCTGCTAAATACTCTTGGGCAAATTCAGCCTCTGACATAGCTCTTCTCGCTTCAAGTATGTCTTCTTCACTAAATCGTGGATTTTCATGATAAGTGGCTCTTATAGAAGCCCAATCTTTAAATTCATCACTAAATCCTCTATACCAAAACTCAGCAAACCAGTTATTTCTTCCCCTTGGAGTAGATATAAACACAGCTTTGCTTTGTTCTTTATCTAGTGTAGGTCGAAGCGCCACATTAAAAGCATCTTTGCCATTAGCGAGGGCAGCTTCATCAAAAATTATTAAGTCGTAGGATCTACCAACCGTTGAATCCACCTGATTAACAGATCCCATTCTTATAGTAGAACCATTAGATAGTTCTATTACTTTGTCTTTTGCATTATCTCTAACAACCTCTAAATCAAAGTGTTTTATTAGTTGTCTTTGTAAATCAAATGATATTTGAGATAATGAGTAATTTGGTGACATAATCAATATATGTGAGTTCGGCACGAGTGACACAAGTTGTCCAATTACATTTGTTATATACGTTTTACCCTGCCGTCTTGATATAGCGGCACAGATAAACCTATACTTCGGATTATTGATTGCATTTATTAAAGACATTTGAGCAGTATTTGGTGTAATACCTAAAAGCTCGAGATAGCTATCTATTGGAAGTTTAATAAACCTATTTGTGGAGTCAAACTCCATGATAGCATCTTTTTCTATGTCTTTTCTACTAACATCTAACATTTTAGTGAACTGTTTTGTTTTTGTCTATAGTATTGATTATGGGTGTCGGGTCTTCAACATCAAGTAAGCGTTCTTCTTCACAAACATGAAGAAGATACAAGTATCCCATACAAAGACTGCTCATGATCTCTTGGTCTTCGTTTACTATGCCTCCCGACTGCTCGATTTTTCTATCGATGCGCGTTAAAGTACCTCTAGCGATTTGTTCTAGATTATTGAGCCACATAGCTCTTAAAGTACTATTCATTATGGAGTAACGATTCCAACACCTAATACTTCGGCGTGTGCTGCAAAGATTTTTTCTTCTCTTTTCTTTCTTACAAAAGACACTTCACCTGCAATAAGTGTAAAAGTTGCTACGACATTTCCGCTAGAATCAGTGATACTAACAAGTCTATTAGTAGACCCGCTATTTACTAATCTTACATCATCTGAATCTCCGAAACTACTTGCTGCACCTGCGTTAGTTCCACAAGCTGCTTCTGTTCCTAATATTCGCATATTATTCTCCTAGTTTTTCTTTGGCTGACTCTTGGGCTTCAATCATTTTGTCGTCTATATCGACTTTGCCGTCCCAATTCTTGTCCGAACCGTTAATTATATTCCAAATCTTTTTAAGATTTTCTTTTATTATTTCTACCATTTTACCTTGTTTGCCCAATAAGCAGCTGACATCTTACCTTTTGCAATATTTCTTCTGTGCCTTGCCTTAAAAGACCTGCGTTTCATTGTCATTCTCCTAGACTCGCCTGCCTTTGGCTTGCCAGCTGTTTTTGCCCCTTGCTGCCCAAATCGTATAGTCTTAATTTTTTTACCAACTTTTGCTACTACAATGTGAGACTTTTTGGGGTGGCCAGGTGTGCGTTTGGGTTTATTATAACCCGACACACCTGCTCTTTTTAGTCTAGGATCTCTTTTTCTTTTTGTTGTTCTTCTTCGTCTTACCGCCATTCTTATACCCCGAAGCGTAAATTGCTCTGCCTTGCCTTTGTGCTGCTTTCTTTGACTTGTAAATCTTTCCAGACTTACCCCAACGATACCCGCCTTTAACCTTTCTTACGGGCACGTTTTTTCTTCTTCATACCGTTTTTCTTGCCATTTTTCTTTTGCTTAGCAAGAATTGCTTTTTGTAATGCTTTCGGTAACTTCTTTTGCTTTGCTGTTAAAGCCATATCTATCTCCCTCTACGACGAGTCGCTTTTTTGCGACCTCTTTTTGCCATGGTCTTTACAAATGTTGGCTTTCCTCCAACTCCTTGTGCTTTAGACCGTTTTCTTCTTACAGCCGAACGAATCTGTGCCTTAGTCATTCTTGCTGCTTTTGCAGCTGGCACACATTTTGGGTATCCTTTGCGACCTTTCTTTGCTTTGCGTCTTCCACATTTGTGATAACCGCCTCCTTTTTTTGGTCTACCAATATCTACCCAGTTTTCGTTAAACCACTTGCCTAATCCTCCTCTAGCCATTATCGTCCCACCTTTTTCATAGCAGCTTTATGAGCTTGAGTAAAAGTTTTTCCTTTTCTCATTTGAGCTCTCATAAATGCCATATGCTTTTTCGTGTGATGACGACTATGTCTTCGAAGAGCATTTGTTTGTCTCTTGGTTAACTTTTTAGCCACGACGATATCTCCCACCTCTTTTCTTGTATTCTCTTACAAGCCAAGCGTTAGCATACGCTGAAGGATAGACTGCAAACTTTCTTCTAGCTGCAGATTTTACTCTTGCGTATAGCTTTTTGTTAGTAGGTATATTACGCATCTTTTTTCTAGCAGTTGTCTTTCTCCTAGTAGTGCGTCGTCTTCGTCTAACAGCCATGGTGACCTCTCATTCTTTTCTTTTTCTTTTTGCCACCGTTCTTTTTCTTTTTCTTACCTTTTTTAGGTTTATAATGATAGGGCATTACACTTCCTCTTTATAGCAAGTCCATAGTCCATATGCTAGACCAATCCATGCTAATACCTTGGCTAATCCGCCTGTTAAAATGATTACTAAACAACCTGCTATGATTACAGCTCCGTCCCATGAAGTTCTTTCAGAAACTCTTGCTTTTAACCAAGCTAATCCTTTTTTCATCATATCCATTACAGTTCTCCCATTTATTAAGAGGACATGTTGTACTCTTAATCCTTGCTTTAAGAGGCATAAAACATTTACACAATTTACACACCTTAAATGTATTTAGTTGAGGGCAAGAATTACAAATTTGTAATCGTTTATTTGCCTTCATCTTTCTTAGGCATAGTAACTTCTCTATAGTAAACTACTACGTCCTTAAGTTCAGTAATATATCTTTTTAACTCTTGCATATTATATGCCATGAGTTCGTAATCTGGTATACTAAGTGCTAGAAATACCAGCTCACCTTCTTGTTCTTCTATAATTTTTAGTTGCTCTTCCCAGTTTTCTGGCGTAACTGTAAGCCACTTGACGCTTTTTAAATCTATTTCACGAGGCATCACAGGCTGAACGATAGCTCGTTCCATTGGTTTAGCTGTGACCTGTATTTCTTTAGTTGGAAGAAGGCTGCAACTGGAGCCCATCATCGAGATTGTCAATAGTATCGCTAAGTTTTTCGATGTCTTCCATGATATGTTTTGTGCCATTATTTATTTTCCTTTGCATTTCCACAGGATTTTCTAATATTTTTGCTGTGAGTTGATAATTTTGTATGAACTGAGTATATCTATTCAGCTCTCTTTGAGCGGCCTGACTTTTCATTGTCATTTCATTTAATTGTGTTGTTTGTAAAGCAAAATCATTTTGTAAAGAAGCTATTGCTTCTTCTTGAGTAGCAATTGCACCTTCTAATTTTGCATTGTTTGCTGACAACACTTGATTTTGTGAGTACAGCCAATAAGTACTCAAGCCAAGTACTACGATTAATCCTATTAAAAATTGATTCATAATTGTTTGATTGTGTAATTCAATCCTTCCGTTCCTTGGACTTCAACTAAGTCTCCGTCATGTGTTCTAAATTTTAAATGTTTTGCATTCTTTTTATAGAAACGCTTTACAATAAATGTCTGGTCGTCTTTATCTCCCCAAGTATTATTATAGCTTACACTTAGTTCATACCTTGGAAAAAAGTAACTAATTAAGTCAAGCCATAATTGTTTCAGTTTAGCCTTCACTAACTTTCTTCAAACCTTTCTCTGCGTCTTCCTTACTTAAGTAGCCGCACTCTCCACCTTTCCACATAAACTTCCAAAGGTTTCCATCTTGATAGATTTCACCATCTTTACGTTTTGTTTGACTAGGTTTCATATCTTTTGTTTTGTATTCTGCTTTTATCATATTGGGCCTCCATTGTGCCTTCTTTTTGCTTTTTTGCTTTCCCAATCTTCGATTGCTTTCTTAATGCCTGATTCAGCAAGTACAGAGCAATGTAGTTTGATTGGTGGAAGCTCTAATGCTTGTGCTATCTCTTTATCTTTTATGAGTTTAGCATCTTCTATTGTTTTACCTTTTAACATCTCTACAAACATAGTAGAGGAAGCGATTGCTGAACCACAACCATAAGTTTTAAATTTAACATCTAGTATTCTATCGTTATCATCTAGTTTTAGGTCGAGTTTCATTACATCACCACAAGCTGGCGCTCCTACCATGCCTGTAGCAACCATCGGGTCTTTTGGGTCAAATCTACCGACTGAGTGAGCTTTTGGATTATTTAGTACATCTTCGAATCTTTGTACTACTTTACTTGAGTAAGCCATGTTACACTACCCCCACAAGATTACCATAATTACACTTATAGTAGCGACTAAAGCGCCTCCTGCAAAGCCAATGAGAATACTTTCCAAACGACCGATACCTTCGTCTAAATTCTCTAGACGCTGAAAACAGGTTTTCCACCTTTCTTCACACATAATTTCATGGCTTGACATTCTCTTGTCCAGCTCTATGATATCTTCTTGATTTTTTTCGATCTTCTCGCTCATCTAGGTTTCCATGTAACTTTTGAATATATATTCATATTAGTAATTATATCAAAAATCAGAGGTGTTGTCAAGAGTTATTTTTGTATGGTATAAATTTTAACTGGCTCAGATTTACCTTTCACGGTCACCTCATCTAAAAAGGTATAGTCATAACCATCTACCAAGCTATACTCCGATATAATCAGGTCTGTGTCATATGTCTTGCATGAACTTTCTAAACGAGCTGCAAGATTAACGCTGTCACCAAGAACAGAGTAATCAAAACGGTTCGAGGAACCGAAATTGCCCACCACGGCCAATCCTGTGTTGATTCCCGCTCCTGTATTAATTTGATCCAAGCCTTCTTCTCTGAGTCTTTCATTTAGTTCTCCTAGTGCTTCTCTCATTTCGAGTACACACTCTGTGGCTTTTCTTTCTTGTTCTTCTATTTCAAGGGGAGCATTCCAGAAAGCCATAATGCAATCTCCCATGTATTTATCTATAGTTCCACCATGCTTGAGAATTATCTCAGTCTGGTTGTCTAAGAATCTATTTATAAGTTCTGTAAGCCCTTGTGGATTCGATTGGTATTTTTCGGAGATCGGAGTAAATCCCCGAATGTCAGAAAAAAGAAAAGTGAGTCGTTTTGTCTCCCCACCCAACCTCAGCAACGAAGGATCTTTTTGTAATTTTTTAACCAAGTCTGGGCTGACATAGGTGCCAAATTGTTTTTTGATCTCCATTCTCATGAAATACTGCTGGATAAAATTCCTAAAAGTTACGATAGTCCAGAAAAGAAATGCGACAACGAGCGTGCCAGAAGCGTCAATCAAATAGGAAGATTGGTACGCATACCAGCTACCATACATAAGTCCACCGATATTGGTTAAAAATATTGGTACTGAAAGATAAACATTTGACGCAGTAAATACAATTAGTATAACTATAATAAGTGCTGCAAGTAATTCTACCATTTCAGACCAAGCAGGTTGTACAGGACTAGTACCATTTATAAGATGATGTAAAACATTTGCTTGAAGTTCATGTGGGTATACAGAACCGCCAGCAGTAGGAACTGGATTTACAACTCCTTCTGCTGTAACACCAAAAATAACAAATACTGCTCCTTCTATTGGATTTTTCAAATATTCGGAAGCAGATTGTCTGTAAAAGTCTACATTCGAGGTCATCCAAGTTCTAGCATTTCCATCTGTGGTGATAGTTGGATAATTAGGTATTCGGAGCCACTCTACTCCTGCTTCTTGAACTTTGATTTGATAACTTGGATCACCTACTCCAACTCTCAACATTTCTAAGGCGAAAGATGGATATAGTTTATCCTGTGAACTAACGGCGAGAGGAACGCGTCTTACGACTCCGTCTAGTTCTGGTGCGCTTGTTATTAGACCTACGCCTTTTGCGGAGTCTGCTAGGGCGGGTGTTTGTCGTAAAATTCCTGGGTATTGAAATAGCCATTCTGTTGGTTCTCCTCCTATTTGGGCA